ATAAGCAGCGAAGTGCCTAACCTCATCCACAGTTTATTAAATCCGTATCGCGTAATATCTGACAGATGAGAATAGGACAAAGCGACAGGAGAATAACGGTGCAGCGTTACACGACCAGCACCAACACCTACGGCGAGCGCGTGCAAACTTACAGCACGCTGATAACGGTTTGGGCTGAACTGATGAAGAACGGCATCGGCATGACTGAGCGAATTGTAACGGATCAGGATATGCCGGTGCAGCGTGTTAAGTTTAAAATACGAAGCAGCGCCGCCAGCCGTGGAGTTAAGGCAGATGACCGCGTGCTGTATGACTCTAAGTATTACAATATCCAAGGCATTGAAGAAATAGGCCGAGACGACCAGCTTGTTTTGCTTTGTCAAATCTCGGGGACGTAATGGCCAAGCAGCATATACATGCGAACACAGCGCCTTTGGATGCACAATTTAAAGCTTTGCGTAAACAGGTAAAAGACATAAAGGTTCAAAAGCGCATACATCGGGCAGTCGGCCGTGAGATAAAGAAAGAGATGTTAAGTAATATAGTTGATGCACGCGAGACTATACGCATACGGAGAGGCAAGAAAGCAAAGCTAGATATAAAGGCCGGCACTCTGCGCCGTTCCATAAAGGTTTGGCTTATCGACAACCAGCACAGCACAGTTTGGGTTGGCCCTCGTGTAGGACGCAGAGCGCCTAAAGACGCAGATGCATGGTTTGCTAACATTGTAGAAGGGGACGATCAATTTATTAAAGGCAATAACAGAAACAAAGGCGTGTTCTTTAAGTCAATTAGTCAAGCAGCACCAAAGGCATACCAGCTAATGAAGAAGAAATATGATTTTCAAATTAGAAAGGTTGCACGTAAAAAACACAAGTAATGAATGTAGGTAAGGCAGTATATGGTATACTTAGCAGCACAAGTGCTGTAACGGATATAGTCAGCACAAACATCTTTCCTGAGATAGCAGAGCAAGAAACAGCCACGCCGTTTATTGTTTACCAGTTACAAGGCGTTTCGCCTGAAGACACGCACGACGGCCCGTCTAAGTTGGATGAAGTGCGCATGGAAATCATTTGCTTTTCTGACAGCTATAACGGTGCGGCCGATTTAGCCGACAAAGTGCGCGGTGCATTAGACCGCGTCAGCGGCACATACAACGGCGTCAACGTGGAATCCGTACAATTTAATAACGTCGATATAGAAATAGAATACGATCCACGCCGATATTCACAGGTAACAACTTACACCTTTCGAATTAAGAGAGATAATATAACTATTGCAGCGGGCACGCCTGTAACAGGTGCGCAGCTTGGTGATTTGTCAGACGTTAACACTACGGGCGTAACAGATAATCAGGTAATTGCTTATGACGCGAACACTCAGGTATGGTTACCAACAGCCCAAGGCGGCGTGACAAGTTTAAGCGGTTTAAGTGATGTTACGTTAAGCGGTTTATCAACGGGTCAAACATTAATTTACAACCATGACGGAAGCCCTAGAGGTTTCTTCAATGGGAATCAATCTCTAGAAGATTTAACGGACACTTCAATAAGCAATCCGTCAAATCAATCTTTTTTAAGATACGTGAATAATGTTTGGATAGCTGAACCCGTTGCTATTCCATCTCCCCCCCCAACAAATACGGACGGACTACCTGAAGGAACAAGTAACGAATATTTTACAGAAGCGAGAGTTAACGCAAATGCATCGGTTACTGCAAATACTACAAAGCTTGCAGGAATAGAAGCGGGCGCACAAGTTAATGCTGTTTTTTCTGTAAATACTGCAGTTGGTGCGGTTGTATTAGATACGGACGATATAGCAGAAGGAACAACTAACGAATATTTTACAGATGCAAGGGTAGTAGCAAATAGCGCGGTATCAGCCAACACGGCAAAAACGGGAATAAGCACAGGGCAAGCGAATGCAATTACTGCGAATACAGCAAAAATTAGTTACACGGATGCTTCCGCAGTAGCAGCTAACACAGCAAAAAATAGTTATCCTTCAGCAGATGCAACAAAGTTAGCGGGTATTGAAACCAGCGCTGATGTAACAGATGCAGCTAACGTAACGGCCGCGGGTGCTTTGATGGATAGCGAAGTAACAAACCTAGCACAAGTAAAAGCCTTTGATGCATCGGACTACGCAACAGCCGCACAAGGCGCAACCGCTAACACTGCTTTACAAAATATTTTAGAGGACACTACGCCACAGCTTGGAGGCGAATTAGACACCAACAGCAAAAACATTTTATTTGCAAAAACTTCCGCAACGCATTACAGCAGTAACGGCGAAATAATAAAAATTGGCTCAGGCTCAACAACACAAGGGGCTTTGCATTACTTTAATAATAGCGGCAGTTGGACATTATCGGACGCAGATGCAACAGGCACAGCGGGCGGCGTTCTGTTGGCTTTGGCTTTGGGAACTGATCCGGACGTTGATGGTATGCTTTTGCGCGGAATGTTTACGCTTGACTACGATACTGGTACTATCGCAGATGAGTTGTACGTGTCAACTACGGCAGGACAAATAACTAGCGTAGCACCAACAGCAACAAATGATATTGTGCGCATAGTTGGTTATTGCCTTGACAGCAGCAACGGGCAAATTTATTTTGATCCGTCTAACGATTTTATCGAGCTTTCGTAATGGCTATTAATAAAATTAATGATGTTGAATTTACATACATTGCAAACCTTAGCGGTGTGGCTAAAGCAAGCATAGCAAAATTTAACGGGCAAAATGCACCGAGCGGAGCAGGGACTTTAACTTATATCGGTAACGAATTTGACGAAAAGAATCCTTTTAATGAAGACAACCCGCTAGTTATTGATATACATGCTTCTGCTGCGGTTGGTGATTTAGGTGTATTAATGTGTGCGTCTGACAATCCTTTTCCCATTACGGGCTTTACGGCTGTTACTGGTTGGACTACTGAGATTTTAAAAGCAGAACCTTCAGGCGTTCGAGTAGATACAGAGATTTATTGTGCATACAAAATTTTAACTGCGTCCGACATTAGCGCTGGATCAGTTACCGTTGAATATGACACGAGTTTAACCTTTATTGAAGGCGGCGGATATATGCATATATTCAGGAACTTTGACACTAGTACTCCTATTGCAACCGCTGACAATTACAATTCAAATAGAGTAAGTTCTATAACAACTCCGGCCGTTACGGGTGTGGTTGGTGGCTTTGCTTATGCATTTACCGCTTTTGATGGCGGGGACGGTGACCCAGTAACAACGTCAACAAGCGGTTGGACTTTAGAATCTTCTAACGATGTCGGAAGCGGTAGCCAAGATTTAACAGTCGCCATTGCTACAAAAAACGCTTTGACAACTACAAGTTCAACGGGAACAATGACTTTTAACTTTAACAGCTCAGACCAAGCCCGTTCCGTTATGATATTTATTTACCCAGTCTAAGCTGCTACTTTTACATTGATTTAATTTTAAGTAAATTGCAAGCATGAAAGTAACATTGTCGAAGGCATGCAAGCTAGAAGGTAACAACTGGAAAAAAGGCGATCAGCCAAGCGTGCATCCGTTATTTGCAAAAGAGTTGGCTGCGAAGGGTTATCTTGCGGCTGAAAATAATATTGAATTAAAAGAAATAGACCAAGATGGCGATATTTAATGGCACAGATTTAGGCGTGTACATTGGCACGACACTCATAGCAGCGGCAACAGATGTTTCATTGACCTTGAACGCGGAAACTATTGACATTACAACTAAAGACAGCGCGGCTTTTCGTGAGCTTTTGCCCGGAGTGCGAAGCGGCAGCATCAGCGTCAGCGGTTTGATTGATTATGTCGATGCTTCAAATAAAGATTTTATTGACTTGTATGCAGCGTGGGAAACGCGAGCCGTACTTTCTTTAAAGTTTAGCAAGGCAACACTTGCAACAGGTGAAGCAAGCTTTGCAGCAAGCGCTTTTATCACTAGCCTAGAGCAGTCAGGCGGTACAGAAGACACAGCAAGCTACTCAGCTACATTTGAATTGACCGGTGCAATTGACGAGACAGTTGCATGATAGACATAAACGGCACGGAGTACCCAGTTCGCTATTCTATGAAGGCGCTGAAGAAATTCGAACGCAAATCCAAAGTCAATGTGTTTAGTTTGTCCGATCCGTCTAAGTTGTCCGCTGATGCTTGCGCGTTCTTGTGCTTTGTCGGCGTAGAATGCGGATGCGATTTTGAAGGCATTGACTTTAATATGGAGTTAAATGAGTTCGAAGATTATATTACACTTGCACACGTTACGCAATGCTTTGACGTACTCGGCGAATATAGCAGCGAAAAAAAAGCATAGACGGCACTGATCAGCAAATAGGCTGGGCCGATATTATTAAGATGGGGATGGGCATATTACGCCTGTCCCCATTTGCGTTTTGGTCTATGACCTTTGGCGAGATAAGCCTAGCATTAGACGCAAACCGAGAGAACGAAGAAATGCGGGA